GCGCGTGGAAGAACCGCGGATGCTCTATTTCTTGATGAGATTAGAGAATGGTCAGAAGATGGCTATCGTGCAGCGATGCCAGTAACTAGAGCCAGACCTAACGCGCACACATTCTTGACTTCTAACGCTGGAGATGCTTTTAGCACAGTGCTTAATGACCTCAGAGAGCGAGCCTTGGATAATCCTCCTAAATCCTTCGGATTCTATGAATACTCAGCGCCGCAATACTGCAAGATAGATGATCCTAAGTCTTGGGCTATGGCTAACCCTGCTTTGGGTTATTTCGTAACAAAAGAAGCCTTAGAAGAAGCAGTTGCGACTTCACCGATTGAAAACACTCGAACAGAGTTACTTTGCCAGTGGATCGATAGTCTTAGCAGTCCTTGGCCTCATGGAATACTTGAAGAGACCTCGGATGCAACGCTACAAATACCAGTGGGAGGATATACGGTATTTGCCTTTGATGTTTCGCCATCACGCCGTAACGCTTCATTGGTCGCTGGTCAAATCCTGCCTGACGGTCGAATTGGCGTTGGAATACTACAGACATGGGAAAGTGCAGTCTCTGTAGATGATCTCAAGATCGCGGCAGATATTAAAGGCTGGGCGGATCAGTATCGACCGCGCCAAATCTGCTACGACAAATACACAACTCAGAGCATCGCTGAGCGTTTAAGCAATGCTGGGTGCGTTACGCAAGATATCTCGGGCGCTCAGTTCTATCAGGCTTGCGGTGACTTGCTTGATGGCTTAGTTAATAAGCGAGTAGTTCATAACGGGCAAAAGAACCTAATCGACCAGATGAACAATTGCGCGGCTAAAGTTAATGATTCTGCTTGGCGTTTAATAAAGCGAAAGTCTGCTGGCGATATTTCAGCACCGATTGGCTTGGCAATGGTCGTCTCAATGTTAATGAAACCTCAACAAACGGCGGCAATATATACTTAATGAGTAATAAGTGATAAATGTCCGATTTATCCTGTATAATAATCTCCTATGGGTCGCATCGCGCAAGCATTTGGTATCGAAGACAAACCGCTATTAAAGGCTGAGCGTAGCCCGCGCATTATGGGAGATCAGTTCTCCTCAATGTACAGTTACGCCGCGCCTTCTATTGTGCGCAATGATGCAATGTCCGTTCCTTCGCTTGCTCGATGCCGCTCTCTAATTTGCAACACCATCGCCTCATTCCCATTTAATCTTTACCGTAACTCAACGGGAGAAGAGTTAGGTAATCCCGTCTGGCTGGATCAACCTTCAGTATCACAGCCTCGATCAGTAACTATTGCTTGGACTGTTGATAGTTTATTCATGTTTGGCGTTGCTTATTGGGAAGTAACCGAAGTCTATGCAGAAGATAACAGACCTGCTCGCTTTCAGTGGGTTCCAAACAATCGCGTGACATTCAATGTTAATCGTACGCTTACGCAAATCGATGCTTATTTTATAGATGGTTTTGAACGCCCTCAATCTGGGATCGGTTCAGTAGTTACATTCCAATCATTTGATGAAGGCATTCTTGCTCGCGGTGCATCAACTATCCGTGCAGCAATAGATACGCAAGAAGCAGCAAGAATTGCAGCATCGACTCCAATGCCGACAGGAGTTCTTAAGAATTCAGGCGCGGATCTGCCAGAGAAGGAAGTTGCTGGGTTACTGGCTGCTTGGAAGTCCAGCCGCATGCAAAGATCAACTGCTTATTTAACTAGCACTCTAAGTTACGACACTATCGGCTTCTCACCCAGTGAAATGCTCTACACGGAAGCCATACAGAACTTAGCGACGGAAATCTCGAGACTTTGCAATGTTGACGCTTTCTACCTATCGGCAGATGCTAATAATTCTATGACCTACTCCAACTTGCTCGATTCTCGCAAGCAGTTCGTTTCCCTAACTTTACAGCCTTACATTTCTCAGATAGAAGATCGTTTAAGCATGAACGACATCACTGCAAATGGAAACTATGTTCGCTTCGATCTGGATCATAATTTTCTACGCCAAGAGCCTTTAACAGAATTAGCAATCTTAGAAAAATTGCTCGCTCTAGAACTAATTACAAAAGATCAAGCAATGAGGATGACGGAATTAACACCTAACGGAATGGCAGAATAATGGATCTATACTTGGAAGCCTCTGGGCTTGAATGCTCAGAAGATCGCCGCGAAATCTCAGGCAAAATTGTGCCAATGGGTTCAGGCGAGATCGGTAATACAAATATGGGCGGCGTAGTATTTGAGGCTGGCTCGATCGAGATTCCAGATGTGACAAAAATTAAACTGCTATCTCAACACGATATTAAGAAGCCAATCGGTCGCATGATTGCATCAGAGGTGCGAGAAGACGGCATTTATGCAACCTTCAAGTTATCTCGATCCACTGGCGGTAACGATGCTCTAGTTATGGCGCAAGAAGGACTAGTATCCGGTCTTTCTATCGGCGCTGAAATAATTGCATCAAAGCCGTCAAAGAATGGGCACATAGTTGTTTCTAGTGCCAAACTAAAAGAAGTTTCTCTAGTAACTGAGCCAGCCTTTAAGTCTGCTCAAGTATTAGAGATCGCAGCAGAGGAAATCATCCCTGCTGAAACTATCCAACCAACAGAAAGCGAGACAGTCGTGGAAGAAACCACAGCAGTCGAAGCAACACCAGTTGAGGCTGCCGCAGTTGAGGCTGCTCGCCCTACTGTAAGCGTTGCATATACAACCCCTAGAGTTGCACCAATGACTTCGGGCGAATACCTCTCAAAGTCAATCGCAGCAGCAATGGGCGATGACTCAGCACGCCAAGTAATTCGTGCAGCCGATGATTCAACATCAACAAACACAGGCTTAACTTTGCCTCTACACATGAACGAGTTCATCACTAATCAAGTGACTTCTCGTGCAGCAGTAGAAGCAGGCTCACGCGGTGCACTCCCAGCAAGTGGTTTATCTTTCACGATTCCACGCGTTACTGGTAACGGTGCAGTAGCAGATTTTAATGAAGGCGCAGCAATCACCGCAACAGGAATGACTTCTGATTTCCTAACAGTGGACATTAACAAGTTCGCAGGCCGTCAGGTCGTATCTTATGAGCTTCTCGATCGCTCATCGCCAAACTTCGAAACAGAAATGCTTCGTAATCTTCAGAACGCTTATGCTAACGCAACAGATGCAGCAGTTATTGCAGCACTTCTTGCAGGCGGAACAGCAGCAACTGCAACAGCAGTAACAGCGGCTGGATATCAAGCATTTGTGGCAACAGAAACTGCTGCTGCATACAAAGGAACAGGTCAGTTTGCTCGCAACATGATCGCATCACCTGATACTTGGGCTGCATTTATGGGCTTTGCAGATTCAACAGGTCGTTCACTTTACACAGCATCACAGCCAATGAACGCTTCAGGCGGAGTTGCACCTACTGCTCTTACAGGTCAAATCCTTGGACTCAATCTTTATGTTGATCCAAATATCGCAGTAGCAGGTTTGATCGATAACTCAGCATATATCGTCTCACCAGATGCTTACACAACTTATGAAAGTGCAACAACTCGCCTTCAGGTGCAGTTGCTTGGCACAGGTCAGGTTGAGATAGCACTTTATGGTTATCTTGCAGTCGCAATCAAGAACCCACTCGCTATCCGCAAGTTCAATATCGCGTAATAGCAAACTTAAGCCGCTAGGTGGGGCAGTGCCCTTCTGTTCCACCTAGCCTTTAGGAAAGGAAACATAATGTCGGTTACAACAGTCGCTTCACTTCGCAGCGCATTAGGCGTAGGTACTCTCTATGCCGATGCAGCCTTGCAAGAAGTTTGCGATGCATCCGATGATGTTATGTTGCCTTTCCTATGGTCAAATGAATATTTTAATTATGCAACAGAAAACACAACAACTTTAGGCACTTTATATTTCAGCGCACCTCATGGAATTCAAGTTGGACAATCAGTTACAGTAAGTCAAAATGGCGCACCATATAACGGCACATTTACTGTTAGCGAAGTAACACCATTATCTGTTTCTTATGCGCTGACTGGTTCACCTGCTGCTCAACTTAAACATTTGGTGCAGCCTTTAGGAACTGTAAGTCTTGTAACTTATATTACATACTCAACAACACCGGCCGTCATTGAAGCATCACTAATGATCTCGATCGCTATCTGGCAAGCGCGACAAGCGCCAAGCGGTCAAGGAATGTCAGTGGATGGATTTACTCCTAGCCCGTTCACTATGTCTAACACTTTACTTGCTCGCGTTCGTGGCTTGCTTGCACCATTCCTTTCGCCTAGATCAATGGTTGGCTAATGACTGCCGCGATCTCTACGCTTCGCCAGACGATTGCAACGGCGCTAGTCAATAACACTCTCTGGAGTACCTTCTCATTTCCACCTGCTACACCTATTGCAAATAGCGTTGTGGTCAGCCCAGCAGATCCTTATTTATCGCCTAATAACAATAGCCGTAACACGATCAGCCCTACTGCTCATTTTAATATAAATGTTTTTGTACCCTTGCTTGATAACGAAGGAAATCTAAATGGAATTGAAGAAATGCTGGTATCTGTGTTTAACCTATTAGCAGATTCTTCTATCGTCTATAATATCGGTGATGTGAGCGCACCAAGCGTTCTCAATGCTGCTACAGGCGATCTACTTACTTGCTCAATGCAAGTATCCGTTCTAACGAGTTGGAGTTAAAATGTCCGATTGGGATAAAGAAAACGAAGCCTTCCTGATTAAAATCGGGCAGGTGGCACCAGCAGCACCAAAACCATCTACTAAGAAAGACGAGGAATAAGCCGTGGCAGTATTTCTAAATAATGGAGTAGTTCTTACTGTTAATGCGGTGGATCTTTCCGACCATGTTACATCAGTAACTATCAACCGAGCATTTGATGAACTTGAAGTAACCGCAATGGGTGACTCAGGTCATAAGTTTGTAAAAGGATTGGAAGCATCAAGCATTACAATCGACTTCCTAAACGACACCGCAACTGGAGAAGTTCTTCCAACCTTGCAAGCCGCATGGGGAACAACTGTAACTGTAACCGCTAAGCAGACAAGTGCAGCAGTATCAGTAACTAACCCGCTTTATACAATGTCCTGCTTGATCAACAACACAACCGATATTAACGGAAGCGTAGCCGATCTCAGCATGCAGTCATTAACATTTAATGTAAATGGCACAATCGCAGTAACAACTTCGTAAAAACTAACTAAGGGGCAATCATGGCAAAACTAAAGGTAACAAGGGCAGACGGCAGCATTACTGAGTATCAGATTACACCAGCGATCGAATATGCTTTTGAGTCTTATGCAAAGAAAGGTTTCCACAAAGCCTTTAGAGATGATGAAAAGCAATCAGATGTTTACTGGTTGTGTTGGGAAGCCATTCGGCGTTCGGGTGAAACCGTCAAGCCATTTGGAGAAGCGTT